CTGTTCGACCGCGCGCCCTACGACGCAATGAAGAAGAACTTTGTTGCCATCTTCCCCGACAGTCGGGCGCTGGCGATTAACGCCGCGACCGTGACCGGCAAGCTGCAACAGATGGCGTCGGGGTTCGTCTACGGCGACACCGGCACCGAGTGGTTCAGCAACCACAAGCTGGTGCGGCTGGACGAGTTGCTTGAAGAAAATCAGTATGCGAATACAATAATCGTTTACAACTATCAGGCTGAACTCGCCACCCTTAAGGCCCGCTACGGCGCCCGCGCCGTCACGCTGGAGGATGACCGTGCTATCGAGCGCTGGAACGCTGGTAAAGTCGAAATCCTCCTGCTGCACCCCCGGTCAGCCGGACATGGCCTTAACTTGCAGCATGGCGGGTGCAAGATGGTTTTTCTGTCGCTGCCTTGGTCGCTGGAACTCTATGAGCAGACCATCGGACGGCTGCACCGCAGCGGGCAAAAGCACGCGGTATGGTGCTACGTCTTTATGGCCGAGCAGACGATAGACGAGAAAATTTGGGCTGCGCTAGCCGATAAGCGCAGCGTGTCGGACATTGCCCAGGAGGCACTTAAATGATGACGTGGCGCGAACTGTTGGCGAACTTGCCAACGATGACCGAAGACGAAGTGAAGCAGATGCTGGATGAGGAGTGCGCCGGGGCTCGGCGCCTGACCATTATGCTGCGCCTGCACCAGCGCTACTGCACGGTGCGGATGGAGCGCGAGCGCAAGGCGATGCTGGCGTGAGCGATACGGTCAACCATCCAGCACACTACACCGCCGGCGGCGTCGAGTGTATCGACGCGCTGGCGGCGGCCACCGTCGGTCTGGAAGGCATCGAGGCGGTCTGCACCGCCAACGCTATCAAGTACCTGTGGCGCTGGAAACGCAAGAACGGGGTCGAAGACTTGCGGAAGGCCCGCTGGTACCTCGACCGGCTGATTAGCCTTTCCGCAGTACCTCAATTGCCGAAATAAGCGCAGCGACGGCGCTCCCGATAGCGGGGAGCGCCTCGGGCGAGATGTGCAGGCCAACGGCGCCAGCGAACAGCGCCAGCCCGCGCCAGGTGCTAGGCTCTTTAGCCCGGTCGATGAAGTACTGCATGGCGCCCCCTACGGTAGGTTGATGAGGTTCTCGGCAATGCGCCGGGACCAGCCTTTGCCAAACCGGCCAAACGTCTCTAGCTCGGTCATGAATTTGAGGCGCTGGCCGTTGAATACTGCGGCCAATTTGTACGGCTCCATTGCCACCACCGCGCTTAAGGTCTTGTGGCCGATGACACCATCGTCCGCGACGCCCACCGCGCGCTGGAGCCATTTAACAGCCTGGCGGACACCGCTATTGACCGCCGCGTCAAACACAGCAAAGCGAACGTGTTTCGGCAGTTCGTCGGCGTGGACGACGTCCCAAAAGTCGCGGTGGTAGATGGCTTGGGCGCGCGGCAGCGTCAGGCCGGCGATGTCCTCACCCGGATAGGCGCGCTTGGATATGCCGTACTTTGTCTCGCCGCCGGGGTCTTTCGGGTCGTTGACGTAGCCGCCTTCGTGCCCGATGAGTACTTTGAATGCGTCTTCAAACGTCATTTGTCTACCTTGGAGTCTAGTTTGTCGAAGATGCGGGTCAGCATCTCTTTTACTTCGCGGATGTCGGCGCGGTAATCCTCGCGGGCAACGTAGGTGCGGGGAATGTCCTCGCGCAAGCGAGAAAGGTCAGCGCGGAGTTCGATACTGGCGTCCCATAATGACCGGCCAAACCACCCGATAATCGCCATCACCACGCCGAGGATGATGTTGAAATAGACTTGATACTCCACTACGGCGCTCCGAGTTGGTTGGTGTTACTGGCTGCGGTAGCCGCCAAGTTAGCGTCAAGCGCTCTTTGTAGCGCCCGCGCAATTTCGCCTGAGTCTAATAGCTCGCGGCCAATTTGGTCGGCGAGTTTGCCTTCTACACGCTGACGCAAAAACCGGTTGATGTTGTTGTACAAAATTTCGGCGGTAATGCCCACTGGAATTTTGATAGGGCCGCTGGCGCCGATGCTCATGCCAGACTCAGGCACGCTGCTCCCAAACCGCACTAGCTGAGCGAATTTCTTTTTGTCTTTCAGCGCGGCAGTCACTTCGTTAATGGCCGTTTGCGCGTCGTTCAGCGACTTGAGGGCCGTTCGGTTAGTAGGGTCCGCGTCTACTTTGGACTGAAGTTTCGCAATAGTTTGGCTCTGCGCGGCCAATCTTTCAGCGGCTGCCGGAAAAACGGTTGCAGGCAGCCGAACAAGGTCTAGCGCCGTTTTAATTTTGATGCCGGCTTTCTCAAGCGTGGCAAGCGGCAATTCATAGTCGGTCATGAACTTATCCACCGCTTTAGCGTCGATGGCGCCGTTCTTGACTACCGACTGCCGGAACAATTCTTTCACGCCATCGGTTACCGCTGTCTTGGCGTTCTGATTGCTGCCAATCATGTTGACCAAGTTTTGCGCGGCGGCTTCGCCACCTGGCTGGATAAACTTGGTGATGACGTCTTCGGGCAATATCCCCGGCTCATTTTTACGCACAACATCCAAAAGCGCGGATTGGTCGCCGGTCTTAAATCGGGGGACGTATTCTTCCCGGTAGAGATTGACCGCTTTTTTATACGCCGATTTGGCTTCTGGAGTTAGCGCGCTATTTTCTACCGCCGTATCAATTTGCTTGTGCATCTGCTCAAGCTCATATAAACGCTTAGAATCACCAGCCGATTTCGCCGCTCTAATCTCTGCGTTGATGTTGCTGCGGATACCGTCAATTTCACGAAGCGTTGCTACGGGCTTGCCCATTAGTTCGGCAAGTGGACCGCTAACTGAAATGCTAGGCGCGCCGCCTGCTTCCGTAAACGCTGCCTCATAGGCCGGCGTAATAGTAGTGTCGCGCATCAATTTCTTTTCGGCCTGCGCTTCCGCAGCAATTACTTGCCCTGGCTGACTGGGCGCAACTTTGGGCAGCGCGGTGCCGCTAGTTTCAGCCGCCTGTTGCGCCTGCCGCGACAGCGGAGTAACAACGTCTTCGGCGCCGGCCAAACGGTTGGCAAGTGTTTGCTGTTCAGCCGCATATTGATTGCGGGCTAGCTGGTTGACTTCGGTGGTGGCGCGTTTGGCTTCATTTACCAGTACGGCAAACGTCGGGTTGTTGGTCGCCACCGCAATCTGCTCGGCAGTTGCGCCTTTAGACGCCATGTCGATGGCTTTCTGAAGGTTCACTGGGTCGTTGCCAAACGCGCGCAAATAGATTTTGTTGGTGACGTCTTGAACGCCCTTCTCCGTCAGCGCATTGACAACGCCCATAACTCCGGTTGCTGCGGGCGGAATAAAGACGCCCGCCGTGGCACCAAGACCGCCGCCGATGACGGCGCCTGTTATGGGGTCGGTCGGCGACATCATGGCGCCAGCTGGCGCACCAAGCGCGGCGCCACCGACAAAGCGTTGGCCCGCAGTTAAATCAGAGCCAAACCCACCAGTTCTAATGGCGGTAGCTAATTTAGGCGCGTTAGCTACCGCCGCCGCGCCGCCCAAAAGTTCGCCAGCGCCCATCAACGCGCCCATCTGAGTAGCGAATTGACCGGTAGCATATTCGGGGCTATTGGGGTTGGCGCCGGTGACATTTGTAATCGCCGCCAACCGCTGTCGCTGTTCTTCTGGCGATTCGCCAGTAGCGATGCTGACGATGGGCGCGCCGCCAGCAGCGACGCCGCCTCCGAGGTTCCTCGCGCGTTGTGTAGGGGAGCTAGATAACCACTGCGCCACGTTCATTAATAGCCGTTCGCCAGGTATCGCGTCTTGCTCGGGCGCTGGCGCGGTGGGGGCTGGGGCGGTAGGTTCGGGCGTAGCGGGCGAAGGTGTCGCCGCCGAAGATTCCTCTTCTTTAGCCAGTTGATACGCCTGCGCGACCGTATTGAATTCGGGCGAACCTTTTTTGTCTTTATTGGCGACAATCCACGCGGCGTATTGGTCTGCGGTAGCCATTATTTACCTCCGCTAATAATAGCGTCGGCGGCGTCCCTAACTGGCTGAGTTGGGGCGCCGCCAGCCGGTGCGCCATCAGTTTTTTTGGTTAGTTTTTGTCTTTCCGCCAACCAATTATTGTAGTGCGTAGAAACAGCATCCAACGCGTCGATAAGCTGTTGCCCTTTTAACCCTGTATCCAGCGTAGCAACCGCAGCTTCCAGCCGCTCCAATTCTTTAACCGCAATGGAGCCCAACGCGCCGCCCGTTTTGGATTCTTCGCGCATCTGGCGAAGCCGGTCGAAACCCAAGTTTGCCTTGACGACGTTAAGTTGACCTTCCAACGCTCGCGCATCGGTAGTCGGTATTCCGCTTAGCAAAGACCCAAAACCAGTTGAAGTGCGTGACACCAACCCTTTGGCTTTTGTTATGGCGCCATTCACAATCCGCGCGCTTTCTTCAGCGCCGGCTGCCGTCGCCTCTGCCGCGCGCGAAGCGGCTTCTTCTTTGGCTTTAGCTTCGGCTGCAATACGCGCTTCTTTGGTTTGCTCTATCTCAAGACTTGCCGCTTGATAGGGCGTCAACTGGCCTTTACCAAACATCTGGCGATATAGGGCTTGCGTGTCTGGGTCTTGCGACTTTAGCCACTCTATCATGCGGGCATCCGCTGGCAATTGGCTTGCGTCGGTGGGGGCGAACCGCGTTTCTTTATTAATTGCCGCCTCATACGCCGGGCGACGCGGGTCGCCGGGAGGAAGTCGCGCCAACTCAGCTTGTAGTTTGCCCAACGTAGTTTGTGGTTTGTTAACCTCAAAATACGTTTTGGCGTCCATCAAATTCTGTTCGACTAGCGTTGGGTCAAACGCGCGGGGCAAGCTAGCCGTTGAGCCTGGGCGAAGTGCCTCTAGCTGGGGGAGCGCCGCATCGTAAGACGCTTGGTCGCGAACGCCGGCCCAAATATCACGGCCAGCGGTGACTAATTTGGTTCGGTTGTCCAAATCAGCGTTTTGCGATTCGCGAAGCGCTTTATGAAACGCCAAGCCAGATGAGCCGTATTTTGATGCGTTGCGAGGGTCAAGCAAATCTTCGCCGCGTCGGATAGCGTCTTTCATTGCGTCCACTTCAGCCGCTTGCTTTTGCGCTTCAGTCAGTTTCAGCGCGTTCAGTTGCCCTTCCTGCTGAAGACCTTGCATCTTCATCATGGCGGCAAGCTGGTTCATTTTCGTCGCCGGGTCGGGGCCGGCAAAGTTAATCGGCGCGACGCCTTGGGCAAGAACTGGGTCTAATGGCATTACTCTATCCCCTAGCTAAGATATCTCTGCATCAGCGCGTTCATAAACTCATTCTGCTGGGACTGCCCAGGTAT